AGCAAATAAGAGTGCTAGTATTAATAATTTACAAGCAAACTCAGATAGGGCTTTAGACGATATAATGAATAACGGTAGCGTCTTTGAGGATGCTTCTGCAGACTCATTAAAGGCAGGTTCTTTACAACAAAAAGCTAGTTCTACACTTGTTAGTGCAGGTTCAACGTTTGACTTTGCTTCCAATCTATTTAGTAATTCTGTTCCTACTCTAGTTAATGGTATAGTTAGTGCTGTTAGTGGGGGAGGAGGTAGTTTACGTTCAGTAGGTTCATCACTATTACCCACACTATTCAGTAGTATGTTAGGTAGTTTTGCTGCTCCAGCTAACATAGCAGCATTCAGCAGTATGCCTTTCAATCAAGTAAGTGCATTTAGTACTGCGTTTGAAAAAGGTGGTATTATGTCTAGTATGGGTTCTATACCACTTAATACATATGCAAAAGGTGGTATTGCTGATTCTCCTCAAGTAGCCCTATTTGGTGAAGGCAGAAAAAATGAAGCATATGTTCCACTCCCAGATAATAGGACTATCCCAGTTACACTATCGGGTGGGGGTGGGGCTAATATTTCTAATGGCGATACTATTATTAACGTAAAAATTACTAATGGTGACAATGGAAGTAGTAGTTCAGTAGATGTAGAGCAGTCTAAGAAGTTTAGTGCTTCTATGGCTGCGGCAGTAAAAGCTACTGTACAAGAAGAGCTTATTAAACAAATGCGCCCAAGAGGATTATTAAATGCCTAGTACATTTACTTGGAATCCATCCCTGAACTTTACTAAGAAGTCTAAACCACGTCTTAGTTTAGTTCAGTATGGTACTAATCCTTTAGAATATCGCAAACAAATTGGTATAAATCTATTAGATATGACCTGGGAACTATCTTTTAGTAATAAACCTATAACAGAAGCATATGCTATTATTGATTTTTTGAAAGCCAGAGGGGGTTGTGAATCTTTTTATTTTACTCCTCCTGGTTCCTCGACGCAGTATTTAGTAATAGCTCCAGAATGGGATATAAAGTATGAGTCACATATTAGTATTACAATTAATACCGAGTTTATAAAAGTTAATGATATAGTTTAATATGGCAGATACTTTTACTTGGATCCCATCTATGGGCTACTCTGAGCAAGCAAAACCTAAGGTTAATGTTATAACTTTTGGAGATGGATACTCACAAAGAGTAGCTAGGAGTATTAATACACTAGATAGTACATGGAACTTAAGTTTCATTAATCAAACCTTAGCTCAAGCTTCCTCAATAGTATCTTTTTTAGAGTCTAAAGGGGGCTATGAGTATTTTTTATTTACACCAGAAGGAGCAGCTAATCCAGTTAAGGTTACATGCTCTGAATGGAGTGAAGAGTATGTAGCACATTTTAGTAGAACTATAACAGCTACATTTAAGAGAGTATACGACAAAACATGAGTAATCCAATTCTTACAGAGGCTCTTAAAAGCTCACCGAGCAGAATTATAGACTTATACGAAGCGGATTTTAATAGTTTAGGTCAGAATACTATATTAAGGTTCTTTAGTGATACTACTGAACTTGGTGATAATGTTTTTTGGAATGGCTATGAATATAGTAGTATACCTTGCGAGATGACTGATATAGAATGGTCCGGCGCAGGGCAGTTACCTACCCCAAAATTTAGAGTAGCTAACGTAGATGGTTTTCTTACTATTTTAAATAGAGACTATCAAGATTTACTTGGATTAAAAGTAACTAGAATTCGTACTATGATTAAGTTTATAGACGCAGTTAATTTTAGTTCTGGTATTAATCCTACAGCAGATCCTACAGCAGCTTTTCCACCAGATATATATTATGTAGATAGAAAAGCAGTACAAACAGCTATTTATTCAGAGTATGAATTAGTATCAGCTTTAGATATAAGCTCTGTAAAATTACCTAGAAGAACGATATTGCAAAATTTATGTCCTTGGAGGTATAAAGACCCAACTACGTGTAATTTCACTCATCCAACTACCTCTCCAATTTATTATAAAGCGGATGGAACAGTTACTTTAGTACAGTCCCAAGATGTGTGTGGAAAAAGACTATCTGACTGTAAACTTAGGTTTAATCAAACTACTAAGATTTTAAACTTCGGAGGATATCCTGGTGCAGGAATATATACTTGATTTTATAGAACATAGTATTAGTAGTCCTAATAAGGAAATTTGTGGATTAGTTATAAATGATAAATACTATAAGTGCTCAAATATCTCCGAAGATCCTAATAACTTCATCATAGATCCTATAGACTATGCGCGTTATTCAAGTATTGGCAAAGTTGCCTTAGTATGTCATAGTCATTTAGGTGTATCATGCAAACCGTCTCAAGCAGACATACATAGTTGTAACGCCGGTAATACTACATGGGCTATATGTTCAGCAATATCTAAAGAAATCTGGTACTTAGAACCGAACACTATAGAAATACCCTTATTAGGCAGAGAGTATAGTTTTGGTACTACGGACTGTTGGGGTTTAATATCTGACGTTTTAAAATATGAGAAGAGTATAAAAGTAGATAGATTATTAGTTACTACTAAAGAATGGTATAAAAGAGGTTTAAATATTCTTGAGGAAAACTCAGAAGAATATGGATTTAAGAAAATTAATTTTTCTGAGGCAAAAAAGTATGATATAATACTTTTTAAATCTGGAAAATCTAACGTACCAAACCATGTAGGTATTCTACATGATAATGGTACTTTTTTACATCACTGTGAAAATAGGTTATCTACTAGGGATGCCTTCGGTGGGTATTGGAATAAATGTGCAGTAGCGGTGTATAGGCATAAGGACTTAGAATGAAGACAGTTTACTTACATGGTGAATTAGCTGATAAATTTACTGACAAGGTAGTATTAGATATACACTCTGTAGGGGAGGCTATTAGAGCCTTAAAGGCTAACTTTAAAGGGTTTACAGACTATTTACAGAATTATACCCCTGGATTTCATATAAAAATTGGCGAAATCTATAAAGATAAAGACGAGTTAAATGATTTAGTATCTGATAGTGAGGACATTCATATTATTCCTGCTATTGCTGGTTCTGGTAAGTTAGGTACTATTATCATTGGAGCTTTCCTTATTTGGGCAACTTGGGGCGTTGGAGCTACTGCATTGGCAGCAGGTAATAGTACTGCAGCAGCTCTAGGAGCTGGATGGGCAGCAGCTGTACCAGGAGCTGCTATAGCTTCTCAAATTGGAGTCGGTTTAGTACTAGCAGGCATATCGGCGCTACTATTCGCTCCACCAAAATCTAAGATTAATCAAAAAGAAGAGAATACCCCAAATACTTATTTTAGTGGTGCTGTAAATACTATAGCACAAGGTAATCCTGTACCTATTGGGTATGGAGAGCTAATTGTTGGCTCAGCCGTTATTAGTGCTGGTATATCTGTAGATTCTATAGGTACTGCTAATGCACCATGGATGTTTACCTCATTAGGACAAGACGGATGGATTGTAGACTCTGGTAATGTGTATATTAATGAAATTACTAACATTAAATATGATTCTACTACTGGAAAGTACACACATAGTACAATTAGAAATGTAGATCCATCTTTCTACGGTATACATTGTTACATAGATGGTGAGACTAATATAGAAGTTTGTCAAGAAATAGCTCCCAACGGGGATCTAACTTCTGTTGTTCGTCCTTCTGGACAACAAACTTATACTTATGAGTATACACCTGTTACAGGTATGTTTAAGCGTATAGCTCCTTCATGTAACTTATTTTCTAATACTGATAATTATTGTTCGACAAACGGTAGTGCTGTTAAACCTGAAGAGTGGGGTACTAAATAATGAATAAAAATGCTATATCAGGTAGTGGTGGATGCTTCCAAGCAGGCACTAGTGTAGCCACTCCTACAGGTTATATTAATATTGAAGATATTAATATAGGAGACTTAGTAGTATCTTTCGATGATAAAGGAAACCTACATACTTCTAAAGTACTTAGTACCCATATTCACTATAACTTCGATATATATGAATATTCCCTGTGGGGTGGTAATAAGATAGCTGCTACTAGTAACCACTGGGTATTAACTAGTGAGAACTTCTTCTGCCAAATTGGTGAAATAAATGATAGCTTAGCTTTAGTAAATTCTAGTAATTTATTGGTACCTATTATAGATTCAAGGTATATTGGTAAAGGTACTGTATACAATCTTACAGTAGAAAAGTATCATACCTATATTGCTAATAATATTAGAGTGCATAACGGTGGTGGTGGTAAAGGTAGTAAAACTCCCGTAAACTCACCAGATACTTTAAGGTCTACTTCGTATGCTTTCGTACTAGATGCTTTGTGTGAGGGTGAGATTGAAGGATTTGCTAAGGAAGATGCAGATCAGTGTATATATATTAATAATACACCTTTAAAAAATTCTTCTGGCACATATAACTTTACAGATTATGAGTATACTCTTAGAACCGGCACCCCAAATCAAGACTATATACCAGGTTTTGATGCTATAGAATCTCCTGGTAATACTGCTTCTAATGGTAAGATTTTAAAGGATATACCAAAGGTAGTATCAATACCGGCAGTTATTGTTGATAGGGTTAGAATAACTATTGGTATACCTTCATTATCAGAGTATAAAGATAATGGCGATACCACTGGAGCTGAGGTATCTTATACTATAGAAGTGTCAAAAAATGGTGGCCCATACTACAAAGAGATTGAAAAAACTCTATCAGGTAAGTGTAGCTCTAGATATCAGTTTTCTCACATTGTAGTATTAAATAGAACCGCTGATACCGATTACTTTGACATAAAAGTATCAAGAGTTACTGAGGACTCTACTAGTTTAAAGCTACAAAATGAAATATGGCTAGATGGTACTACTTTAATAACAGATACTAAATTAGTATATCCACACACTGCTTTATGTGGTGTAAAAATAGCATCTGAGCAATTTAACTCAGTACCTACTCGTGGGTACCATTTAAAGTTAATGAAAGTAAAAATGCCTAGTAATTATACTCCTGGAGGAGTTATTAGGCAGGTTGAGTTTATACCTACTACTGATAAAATTAAGGATGTAGGACATACATTTTTAAATGGTCAGCAGATAAAGACCTTAATAGTTAGTGGTACTGAACCAAGTTTACAGGCTAATACTACCTATTATATAGTAAATAAAGAAGTAGATTATTATCAATTATCGAGTACTTTTAATGGCTCACCAATAAATATTACTAGTCCATATACTACAACACTTGGTTCCATAGTAACTATAGCCCAGTATACCGGTATATGGGATGGCCAACTAACTAACTACGGATGGACTAATAACCCAGCTTGGTGTTTCTACGATTTGCTAACTGACAAAAGATATGGATTAGGCGAATATATACCAGAAACTCTAGTAGATAAGTGGGCACTATACAGTATTAGTCAATACTGTGACTTCTTAGTACCTGATGGTAGTGGGGGTATGGAACCACGCTTCACATTAAATACGTATATCCAAACTAAAGAAGATGCTATTAAGTTAGTAATGGATATGGCTAGTGTATTTAGAGGTATGGTATACTATGCAGAAGGTGGAATAAGTGTATCACAGGACTCTAATTCAGATTCCTCTGCTATACAGTTTACTAATAGTAATGTATATAATGGTGTATTCGAGTATTCAGGAGCCTCTAGAAAGGTTATTCATACTGCGGCATTAGTTACTTGGAATGATCCAAAAGCACTATATAATCAAAAAATAGAATACGTTGAAGATAGAGAAGCTATTGAACGTTATGGGTATAATCCTTCAGATATAATAGCTTTTGGATGTACATCTAGGGGGCAGGCCAATAGATTAGGTAAATGGCTATTATACACCGAAAAAGTAGAATCTAATATAGTATCTTTCAAAGCAGGCTTAGATGCAGGATTCTGTAGACCTGGCCAGATTATAAAAATATTCGACGAAGGTATAGCATACGTCCCTTATAGTGGCAGACTATTAGTTAGAAACGATAATAATACTATTACTCTAGATAGGGATGTAACCCTTAATACAACTAATACTTACAATATAAGATTTAATATTATAGAGGAAGTAGACGGCAAAGAAGTAGTTAATACTGTAGAATACTTAGTAATTAATACTACTAATAATCCTACTAATACTATAGATATATTCGGCTCTTTACATACATCTATAACTCCTAATACTGTATGGTCAATTTCTAGTTCTATATTAGATGAAGATCTATATAGAATAGTTAGTATTAAAGAATCAGATCAAGTTGGTATGTATGATATATCAGCTATGAAGCATAAACCTGGTAAATTTGACTATATAGAGAATGATATAGCATTTGACGAAAATAATTATTCTTTAGTAACTGGTATTCCTGGTATGATACCTTATGAAGATATACACTATAAACAAGGTGTACATACTGACCAAGTAACCAAGTTAAAGAGTCCATACCTAACAGTAAGCTATAAAGCACCTAAATATGCAGTAAAATATGATATAGAATTTAAAAGAGGAACTGGTAATTGGGAGTTCTCAACACAAGGTACTCCAGCCCTAGAACATACTATATATAATCTAGTATCTGAAGAGTACTATAGTATAAGAGTTACTCCTATAAATTCTCTAAATCAGAGAGGGCCATCTACTACTTTTACAGATATATTTATATATATTTCTGAAGCTCCTCTACCCTTAGTATCTGATATAACTTATGTTATTGAAAAGAATTATATACATTTTGAATGGGAAGGACCAAGTAGCGATCCTAATTTTAGCCACTATGAGGTTACGGTAAACGAAACTTACGAAACTTCAGTACTTGGGTACACAGATATAACCACTAAGTTTCTAGATTACTATACTAATAATTTAATTGATGATAATTTAGACGATACGTATAAATTTTGGTTTGTAACTGTTAATAGCTTAGGTATAAAAAGTGCAGCAACACTAGTATCTATTACACTGCAAGGACCAGATAGTATAACGTCTCTTACTGCTACTGGAGCTACAGAGGCCATAGACCTAAGTTGGGTACTTCCAGTACCAGATACAGGAATTGTTAGTACGGAGATTTACTACTCAACTACTAATGACAGAAATGCAGCTATACCCCTTAGTGTTACTGCGCATCCACTGACTAATTATCTACACACACTAACTAACCCAGCGGTACATGAGTTTTACTATTGGGGTAGAACAGTAGATACTTTAGGCTTTAAATCTGTTTGGTATCCGTCTGGTATAAATAGTGGTGTACATGGTATAGCACTATTAAAACCTGCTCTAGAACCCTCAGTTGAAATTTTAGGATATACAGGATTTAGTGTCAATGCTGGTGGATTACCAACACCTACCTCAGCCACTTTAACAGCTAGTATTAAAAATATAGTTGACCCTACCTACCTATGGTCTATAGACCCAATAGGATGTTTACAGAGTGCTGCTAACGAGTCAACATGCGTAATATCACCAACTGCTAATATTGTATCCATAACAGTAACTCTAACTGTAGGCGGTAAAAATTCTAATGGTATACCTTTGGTAACTCCAATAGTTAAAACTATTACAATGCCAGTAGTATATAATGGTGTACCGGGACAGGCTGGTCAGCATGGTATGATGAGTGCTTTTCCAACAATATATAAATGGACTACCAACACTACTGCACCAAGCAGGCCAACTACACAGTCAACTTACATTTGGGCTACAGGTGCGTATACTGCACCAAGTACTTGGGGTGTAGAGGCACCTACTAATCTGACACCTGGTAGTATATTATGGCGCATAACTATACCATTAACTACTACAGCAAGTACTGTATCCTCTATACTAGACTGGACTAAAATAGACTATGATATTGTATCGATTGCCAAAAACGGCGAATTAGGTCCTCCAGGACCAGCCGGCCCACCTGGAAGTAATGGTAATGGCCCAGTATCTTTTATTCTAGATAGAGTAGATCAGAATGCCCCAACGCCTACTGAAGTAACAACTAAATTGGGTAGAACAGCAATAGTGGGAGACATTGTTACAGTAAGATATGGTAATAATGAGACTAGAATTTTTGAATACTTACCTAGTGGTTGGATTCAACAAATTCTAAGAATTAATGGCAGTCTAATTGTAGAAAATACTATTACTGCGGCTAAACTATCTGTTACTCAACTTTCTGCCATAACGGCAAATTTAGGACATATAACTTCAGGCTTTATTGAAGGTGCAGTGATATCTGGTTCTTTATTAATAAGACCCACAGCTGCAGGTGCTCCATACTATACTTACTATTTACAACAACATCATAAAGCACCTATAGCCACTAATTTTAGCGGTACAAAAGGTACTACTAGTGTATTAACATGTGCCACTAATGCATTATTTATAAAAGCGTATAATTCATCTCCAACAGGGTATTCCTTGACAAATCTAAATAGATGTTATGATAGTAGTTTACCAATAGTAGTTAACAGTACGTTTACTTATAGTGGTAGAACTAATCAGGGATTTAACGAGATGTATATAACGTTACAGGTAATGAATGGTAGTTCAGTAATTGCTACTTTGATAAATAATCTTGATTGTAGTACTATACCAAATGGTACATCTACAACTATTAATGGCCTAGTTATTAAACCACCTGCACTTGCTTGGTATACAAACGAGATAAATGAGCTTGTACCTTCCTCTAGTGATGGATCTATAACGGGTACTGCCTATATAAATTATTCTGGTAGTGATTATATAGGCGGCGTATATCTAAAACTAACGTTAACTACTTGGAGAGGTACTTACGGAGAAGGTTCCGGTACCCTTGAATTCTCTACTTATACGCATGGACTACTATGATACCATTATATAGATTTAATAATATAGTTAATTACTATACAAATATAGTAATTATATCTTCAATAAAAGGTAGTGGTTCTACTACCAGAAAAGAGTCTATACTAGCGTCTGCTAGAGCTATCAATAAGATTGTATATGTATATGAGTATAATTTATACTATATGTCTATGGACAGCGTTATTACTAGTGACAAAGTATTGAATTCTGATATTATAGTAGTAATAGAAGATAATAATAGTTTAGGAATAGAATTATCTCAAAAATTACCTGGCAAGAATATTCTTAGGGTATCGAAAACTCAATTTAGTTCCTATAGTGATGAGTATGAGGAAGCACTAAAAAAGTTTGAATCTATAAAACTCTATACTGCTTTATCTCTGCCATTAGACCACCCAGATAGGCCCTATTTTGTTAAGCTCCTAAGAGAGCTAGAACCAGAAGCTAAAGCACCAGAAGTAGTAGAAGAGGACTAACTATGCAATTTTGGGAGAAGTACGTAGAGGGGGTTAGTCCTCCCCCTCAAATTTTTGATCCTGGACAGTGGATACCAACTCCTCCCAGTTCTTGGGATACTGGTATAGGAGCTTATAAAAACTGTACTAGTGATTTAGAGTTGGTATCGGTGGCCTCTATTAGTGGGGCTATAGATACTATAGTCTTTAATATACAGTTTGAAGTTGTTGATAGTCCTATTCCTACTGCTAAGTTTCTTTTTGAAAATCAAGCCCAAACAGAAGGTTCAATAAGAGATATAGATTCCTATAGTATAGGGGTACATAATATAGTTCATAGTATTAGTGTGGGGTCAGCTAACTGGGATGGACACGTAACTTTTAGAATTATACTGGTTGATCCATGTCAGGTTATTATAAAGAGTATTACATTTAGTTATAAAACTGCTTCAGGTGATGATGGAGATAGTGGGCAAGCACCTCCAAATGAATACTCAATAAGAGTAGATCCAATAGGTCCGCTAGATTTATGCAATAGTCCAGGTGGTGAAATTATCACCTTCTCATCGTTTAATTTTCTAGATGCGTATGCTGGTAGATTTAAAATATCATATTTATCAGAGTCTGGATATAAACCTATTTACTATTCTTTTGTAAATGAAGATGAAGTTACAATCGAACTACCACTGTACGACGATACAATTTACTTCGCTAGTAAACCTTATCCACTGGTCTATAAAGAAGCACTGAGTGTATCTGCCTCCCTTACAGGTGGTAGAATGCTAGTAAACCCATATGATAAGGCTGAAGCATTAGATATATCTGGAATACTAGTATCAGGTACTTTAAGGGCATTAGTACAAACTTATAATAACAACTGGACACCAGAAGCTATTGATACTTCTGCTCAACTGCTATCTGGAACACTTCAGAGGGTAGTAGGTTATGTAAGTAATAGTTATTATTCACCAGAAGCTATTGATACTTCTGCTCAACTGCTATCTGGAACACTTCAAAGGGTAGTAGGTTATGTAAGTAATAGTTTTTATCAACCAGAAGCTATAGATACTTCCGCACAATTACTAGCTGGAACACTCCAAGTAGTATTAGCGTATAGAAGTAATAGTTATTATACACCAGAGGCAATTAATGTCTCTGCTCAAATATTAGGAGGCACACTTGCTTAATGAATTATCAGGAAGGTTTAAAATAGAGGCTATTAAGCCGGACGGAAGTAAAAGGCTAGTAGCAGACTGGTTCAGTAATGAGATTTTAAATGCTGGATTAGATAAACTTGGTACAGCACAACCAATTTTAGGTTGTTCTATAGGTACAGATGCTACTCCAGTTAGTGTTTTACAAACTTCATTAGTAGCCCCAATAGCTTATTCTACAGCTACAGCCCCTTCTGGTAATACTTCTGGGGCAGTAACATACTCACCATACTACGCGTGGAGACGCTGGAATTTTAGATTTGCTATTGGAGTAGCCGCGGGAACACTTAGAGAGGTAGGTGTAGGCTGGGATTCTACAAATATGTTCTCTCGAGCACTAATTATGCAAGGAGGCTCTCAATCTACAATAACTGCTAGTATTTCTTCTACGACACTAACAGTAACTGCAGTAGGCTCAGGATCTATAGTTTTAGGTGCTGTTATTGATGGTCCAAATGTTAGTAGTGGTAGTGTAGTAGTAGCATTTCTCACAGGTACTGGAGGAATTGGCACTTATCAGTTATCTGCTATTAGTACTGCTGGATCAGCATCTATGACCTCTACTGTAGCAGGCTCTCCCGGATCAATAACAATTTTATCAGATGAAATCTTGGATGTTAGTTATGAATTAAGGTTATATCCGCCTCTCACAGATGTTAATGGCTCTGTAGTAATTGGTGGTATAACTTATTCTACTGTTGTTAGAGCTGCTGGTGTAGGTAATACAGTTTATTGGGGTCCTGGTTCGGGCGTTAATTCATATATGAGAATCTATGACTATGCTAATTGCTATAGTGGCTCCTTAGGGCCAATAACTGGAAATCCAACTTCTATAATAGGCACTAATACCAATACAGTTACTTTTGATACTTATGTACCAGGATCTTACACTTGTAGTGCTACTTTCAACTACTCAGTTAATCAACAAAATGATAATATATCTGCAGTAGTATTTGCGTCATATTTTGGGACTAGGTTTCAAGTAAGCTTTTCTCCACCAATTCCTAAAGATAATACAAAGACAATGACACTAAGTGCATCAATATCTTGGGCTAGGAAAACTATATAATGTTACCTGAGGGCACACTAGCTTCCTCAGTGTCGCCTACTACATATAATATAGGCGATATAGCTCCAAGACAAAATTTGTTAGAAGACTTTGAGCTTGGTGGTGTAGCATTAAATGACTCTTCACAGGGTAGGTATACACAAAGGTGGAAAGGGTGGTATGATAGTGGAAATATTTATTTAAATAATGAAGCCGATGCTACTTCTATTTTAGTTAATAGTGGACTATCAAATGTATTGGAAGTATCTATCACATTTGATGGTTCCATGGCACCTGTTATTGCATATTTAGTAGGTACAACAACTAATCTATATTGGTATGATGCTATAATACCTGGGTATACTACTTTAAGTTATTCTGGGTGTACTTCTCCTATGCTATGTTATGATGATAAGCGTGAGTCAGAAACAACTAATAGTGATATAATGCTATTTTATATAAGGAATGGTGGTATATACTACAGGCAACAACGTGATAGATTCACAATAGAGTATACTCTAATTGCCTCCGTTCCTAGTGGTAGAATAATGAACGTAGGTATGAATTTAGAGAATAGACTTCAACTTACGTATAAAAAAGATATTGGCACTATAATATCTACTAATACCATAAAAGCAGAGTTACACCCCAAAAATACTAGTAATCTAGATACTAGTACTAGTATTGCTTCAGCATACCTAAATTTCACAAATTGCGCTTCCCAAGACGAAACCGGCGAATTCTGTGGTAATTTAGGAGAAGGTGCTTGGCAGGGTAAGAATGGAACAGTATGGTCAGTAAATGGATTTACTAATCCAAATGGAGAAACTAGTATAGAATCTTACTTCTCAGTTAAACAACAAGATAATATAAACTTCGAAGTTGAACTTAAAATTGAAGAATATTCAGAACCAGGAGTTCCAATAGTTACGCCACCACCACCTTATTGGCCTCCGGAAGACCCATGGGTTCCTCCACCAATTGAAGATCCAATCTTGCCAGATCCATATGTGCCTTCATATATGTGGCCAGTAATAACAGGTGACTATACTGCTTCAGCAGGAGAAAAGTTATGGGCATCATCTGAAGTACCTAGTTTTACAATAACTTTACCTGCAACTCCTTCCCCCGGGGATGATATATGGATATGGCATCCAGAACTTGGCTATACCATTACTCCCCTGTTATATATACTAGCTATACCAAATAGAGTATGCGGAGTACTACATGGAGTCGATACAGTATGGACAGAACTAGAGTACTTCGGTGGTTACATAAGATGTACATATATTAATGAGAGCTATGGTTGGAATATTCTTAATGGAACTTGGCAAGGATTATAAACATATGATTAGGATATTAAATGTCAACCTATGACCCTTATTGGAATAACGTAACTCTATTATGTAACTTTGATAATGGATATACGGACTCAGCCAAAAACCACCAATTTGTGCCTATAGGTGATTCTTACGTTGGTACCTCTGCAGCACAGTACAAATCCGGAGGTAGTAGTTTATTATCTACTAGCAGGGCGTACGGACAAGCAGGGTACGTAAGGTGTACAGATGTTAATAGTGATTTCCATTTTCAAGGCGAAATGACTATTGAATTTTTCTTTTATACGCCTGATCTTGTAACTAATGGTAGCATCTTAGGCTTTGGCAATAACTTAATATATGGTGGTACTGCTCTTAACACCAATAGAGTAGCTGTTGCAATATACAATAATAATATATTCTTATATCTAGATCACGGAACTCCAACGGCTATTTTTAATAGTATAACTTTATACAATAATCTCATATTAGCAAATAGCTGGAATCATATAGCTATAACAAGAGATAGTAGTAATATTGTAAGATTATTTGCAAATGGTCAATTAAGCCAGCCTAACCCTCTTTTAGCTAATCCATCTGTTTCTAACCCTTATAATAGAGATATGATTGAGTATATAGATTCTTTTTGCATAGGATCTATGGAGTTATATGGTACCACTATACTAGGGGCTGGTGGATACATAGATTCTGTAAGAATTACTAAAGGTATATGTAGGTATAGTGAGCCTTTCACTCCGCCTACTGGAGATTTTGATCAATTTCCAAAACAGTTAATTATAGAAGATAGCTCAGGTAATATAGTTCATACAAAAAGCTTAGAAGGATTAACCAGTGGAACTTATAAACTTCCTTATTCCATAGGTGCTTCAACCTGGGAAGGGAAGCTAAAAGTTTATACTACTGGTATGTATCCTAATCTTACTAAGATTATGGATGTTAGCTGTATAAGTAATGATAACTGTGATCCTTACTGGGATAATGTTGTACTAGCTATGCATATGGATGGTGTACCACCTGGTGCTTATAATGTAGTTAGTGGTACGTATACTCCACCCGGAATATATAATTCTGTAGAGGATATTCGTGTACAAGTTACTAATTTTATTCGTAATGCGAATGGATGTCAACCTAGTGCTGATTGGAGTGGCTGCCCCACTATAAGTGGTAGTAGCCAATTAATACCCGTTATATATGATAATAGTGATGG